GTGGATCTAATGTGGAGTCCCGAAACGACTGGACTATTTGCTGCAATTATGTCATTCTGGTTCGGCAATAGAGCTGTATCAAAGTATGTTAGGAGCAAATAATGCCTTTTAATAAATACAGTCCAAAGCAAAAGAAATTAGCTCGTATCGCGGAACCTCGTGATGCGATTACTGAAGCCGATTTTGCGGCATTGAAAAAGAAGGATGGCGGTATGATTAAATTTGCTGAAGGTGGCGATACACGCCGCGCACAACTTATGCAACTTCTGGACGATGCCCGTGAAAAAGGCGATGATGATATGATCATCGAAATCGAAGCAGAATTGTTTCAGATGAGCGATGATGATGGTATGATGGGCGGCGGCATGGTTAAGGGTCGCGGCTATCGTTATGGCGGCAAAGTCAAAGGCTACCGCGATGGCATGAGTGTCAGTTCAGACACGGGCCGTGGTTGTGGCGCGGCTGTTAAAGGTAAAGCATTTAGCGGAACATACTAATGCCTACTATTATGATAAGCATTATGCCCGATGGCGGCATTCCAGTAGATAAAATGTCAGATGATGATGACGGGAAGAGATGCCCTCTTCCCACTCAAGACGCTGACCTAAACGCAGAAAACCGTGAAGTTGCGATAGAAGAAGCAAACTATCGTGAGCCTAATTTCTCATCGGCTTTTCGCGCAGATGACGTATGCGGTAGTTGTTCCGCGTATAACCAGACTGAAGACATGCTTGAATGCATAGGTGATGAGTCAGGCAACACTGGCTACTGTCAGATCTGGAAGTTTGTTTGCGAGTCGGATAATACCTGTGATAGTTGGGCAGAAGGTGGTCCAATCACAAGTGACAAACAAGCAAGCTACAAAGATATTCTATAATGGATGTTGCAGACTTCGCAAAATATGTATATAAATTGTTAGAGCAGCGTGAACAGCAAGTTGCTGACATGCTAACATCTGGTAGTGTTCAGAACTTTGAGCAGTACCAGCGGATGGTGGGAGAAGTACAGGGTCTTGTCTACGCCAAGGAAGAAATCAAATCCCTGCTGGAGAAAAATATAGACGATGGCGAAGACTTTATACGTTCCTGATCACATCGCAGCAAAAGTACAAGCTGACAAAAAACCTACCTCAGTTGAAGAGGCTTATATCGAAGAGAACAAAAGAGTTCTAGATCCGAGCCTTCTCAAGAAATCGTTAAAAGAGCGTCTTCCACAGCCGACAGGCTGGAGAATTTTGGTTATGCCTTATCAGGGTAAAGCCAAAACAGAAGGCGGTATCATCATTCCAGACCAAACAAGGGAGCGAGAAGCATTAGCTACAGTTGTGGCATATGTGCTCAAGCTAGGACCTTTGGCTTATCAAGACCCCAACAAGTTCGGTGACAACCCCGAAGCATGGTGTCAAGAAGGTCAGTGGGTTTGCATTGGTCGGTATGCAGGATCTCGGTTCAAGATTGACGGTGGCGAAGTTCGCATCATTAATGATGACGAAGTTATCGCAACTCTTTTAGAACCAGATGACGTGAAACATGTCTGAGGAGGCACAAATGGAACAAGCGCAAGAGCTGGAGAATGACGTTGAAGTAACTTTTGACGAATCTGGCAAAAAAGTTAACACAGATGATGGTGATGATGCGCCACAGGTAGAAGCGGTTGAAGAGGACTCCTCCGAAGAGGAACTGGACAGCTATAGCAAAGGCGTTCAGAAACGCATCAAAAAACTTACTGAGAAGTATCGTTTTGCCGAGCGCGACAAAGAAGAAGCCGCTCGTTTGGCAGAAATGCTGAAAAAAGAAAACGACCAACTTAAAAATAAATTAACCAGCCTTGATCAAGGCTACATTACTGAATATGGAACTCGTCTTGAGTCCCAGAAAGCAACGGCAAAACAAGCCTATCGTGACGCTCACGAACGCGGAGATCCTGATGCTATGTATGAAGCATCACAGGCTCTTTCAAAGATCGCAATCGAAGAAGAGCGTTACCGCATGGCAAAGCAACGGCAGGAAACACAGTCTGTTCAACAGCCAGCTCAACAAGTGCAACAACCTGCCCAACAGGTTCAGCAACCTGCCCAACAGAAGCCTCATCCAAAGGCTGAAAAGTGGGCGGCGAAGCATGAATGGTTTGGTGAAGACGAAATTATGACCAACGCAGCATTCGTTATTGACAAGCAACTTCTTGAAGAAGGGTTTGACGGAACGAGCGATGAGTATTATAGTGAGTTAGACGCCCGTCTTAGGAATCGTTTTCCTAGTGAGATGGGTGGCACCAAAAACGGGGGAAGTTCTAGGGTCGCCTCGGCTTCAACTTCCGCATCCCGCAGCAACAAACAGGGGCGCAGGACCGTCAAGTTATCACCTTCACAGGTGGCAATGGCCAAAAAACTTGGTGTTCCTCTTGAAGAATACGCCAAGTATGTAAAGGATTAATGCTATGAGTGATTCAAGACAGCCACGGTCAACAGAAACACGCGAAAAAACTTCGCTCCGCAAACCTTGGGCACCGCCCAGCCGACTAGAGGCTCCAGACGCTCCCGATGGATATAAGCATCGTTGGATCCGTACAGCACTCAGAGGCGATGATGACAAAATGAACGTCCACGCGAAACTTCGTGAGGGATGGGAACCAGTCAGAGCTGATGAGTACCCCGGATTTGATTATGCCGCTATTGACGAAGGGCAACATGCTGGGGTCATTGGTAACGGTGGACTTATGCTAGCCCGTATACCTGAAGAGACAGCGCAGGAAAGAACCGCATATTACCGGGGACGGACCCGCGAACAAATGGTCGCTGTTGACCAGGACTTAATGAAGGAGCAACATCCTTCGATGCCTATTACTAATGATAGGCAAAGTCGTGTAACCTTTGGAGGTCGCAAACGCGACTCCTAATTTAGATTGAAGGAGTAAACCTATGGCAAATGCTAACGGTTCTTTTGGCCTTCGTCCTATCGCAAAGTTAGGATCGAACGCTAATTCAACTGGTGCGTCTGGGTACACACTCTACGAAATTGCCAACGGCAATACTAATGCAATCTACCAAGGTTCCCCGGTCATCCCTCTGTCCACAGGTTTTATCGACATTGTGGGCGCGGCGGCTGGTGGCACTGTAGGTTTGCTTGGTGTTTTCTGGGGCTGTGAGTATGTATCTTCGACCACTGGCGAGAAAGTATTCTCAAACTACTGGCCAGGATCTGGTGCGGATTCAAACCATCCGATCAAGGCTTTCGTATATGACGACCCAATGCAGTTGTTCGCAATTGCATCTGATGCGTCATTAACCAGCAAGGCAACCATGCGTGGTCATGTGTTCGCTAACGCTAACTTCTCCACTGGCGATGCAGGTTCTACCACAACTGGTATTTCCTCTGCTGCTTTGGCTGTTAGCACCATTGCTACCACTAATACGCTCAACTTGCGTATTATGGGCTGGCAAGAAGACCCTGAGAACCAGGACTTCACTGCTGCTGGTATCCCTGTAATCGTGCGTTTGAACAACCACTTCAATAGTGCCAATGGTTCTATTGCTGGTGGCACTGTTTCAACCACTGGCGTATAAGGAGGCTTAGACAATGGCTATTTCACGTCAACAATTGGCGAAAGAGCTGGAACCTGGCCTTAATGCTCTATTTGGTATGGAGTATTCACGCTATGAGAACCAGCACGCCGAAATCTTCACCACCGAATCCTCAGATAGAGCATTCGAGGAGGAGGTTATGTTATCCGGGTTCGGTGCGGCACCTACTAAATCAGAAGGTTCTGCGGTGAATTTTGATGACGCTAACGAAGCATACACTGCTCGTTACAACCACGAAACCATTGCTTTGGCATTCAGCATTACTGAAGAAGCTGTGGAAGATAATCTTTATGATCGTCTCTCCAGCCGCTACACTCGTGCTCTTGCTCGTTCAATGGCTCACACAAAGCAGGTTAAAGCTGCCGCTGTTCTTAACAATGCCTTCGACAGCACCGTAACTGGTGGTGATGGCAAAGAACTTTGCGCAACTGATCACCCGCTGACCAACGGTAGCACCTTTGCTAACGAACCAACAACTGCTGCTGATCTGAACGAAACTTCTCTTGAAGACGCTCTGATCAACATCGCTGGTTTCGTTGACGAACGTGGTCTGAAGGTTGCTCTGCGCGGCATGAAGCTGATCGTACCTCGCCAGCTTCAGTTCGTTTCAGAACGTCTGATGGTATCCAACCTCCGCGTTGGTACTGCTGACAACGATGTAAACGCAATTCGTTCTATGGGAATGTTGCCTGACGGTTATGCCGTTAACGACTTCCTGACAGATCCTGATGCGTTCTTCATCATGACAGACGCTCCTCGTGGGTTCATCCACTTCGAGCGTGTGCCACTGTCAACACAGATGGAAGCAGACTTCGACACAGGCAACATGCGTTTCAAGGCTCGTGAGCGTTATAGCTTCGGCTTCTCTGATCCACGCGCAGTGTTTGGTTCCGAAGGTGCCTAAATAACAGCGTCCTTAGTTTTGTCTTTGGGCTTAAAGGGCGGCTTTATAGTCGCCCTTTTTAATTTTTTATGTTAAGTTATTGTTTCCTCCCCTCGACTAAAGGAGCCGTACTCGTTGCGGCTCCTTCTTTTTAATGCTATACTCTGGTATCCTGACAACCGCATGGGGCGGTTGACACTAGCCACGACAGGAGATTGACATGGCTAATACTACCTTCCAGGGTGTAGTCCGCTCATATGGCGGCGGCGTTAAGGGTACTGTAACCCCTGGCGTTATGACCCAAACTGTTCAGTTTGCTTGTGATCCTACAGCAACTGGCGCAACCAATGTTCGCATTGGCACTTCCTCTTCCGCTACCGCTGGTCAAACTTTGACTCTTCCTGCTGGTGCTATCGTTCTTAGCGTCCAGACAGTTCAAGCTGCGGCTGGTGGCACAAACCCAACTATTGATCTTGGTACTTCTGCCGACCCTGATGGTATCGCCAACGAGTTGCCAGTTGACGTAAAAGGTGAAATTACTGGTGCGGCTGGTGCTCTGGTCGTTGCTGGTGGTCTTGCTGCAAACGCAACGGTGACTGCAAATGTGGGCGCATCTGCGGCTACTAGCGGTACTTTTGTTGGTGCTCTGACTTACGCGATGGCCAATAACGGCGCAGAATAGAGGAGGCTGATATGTCAGGCTCTGATGTAAAAGCCGTCTTCATTCAGGCGGATACAGATGCGGCGGACGCTGATGGAATTGCAACTTCGCAAACTCCTTCAGGTGCAGGCAATTTAACGATTAATGGAGCCAAGGCTTCAGGTGGTGTCGCAACTTTTAATGCGGCACGACAGGTCACCATTACTTCTGCTGGCGATGACCAAGCTCGTACTTTTACGATTACTGGAACAGACGTCAACGGAAATGCTTTGACCGAAGCCGTAGCTGGTGCAGACACTGCTGCTGCCACTAGCACCAAGCATTTTTTAACCGTAACGCAAATTGCGGTTGACGATGCTACGGCTGGTGCTGTTACGGCAGGTATGAATACAAGCGCGATTGCGGTTGTATTTGCTGGTCGTAGCCGCCTAAAAGGTGCCTTTATCGTAAACTCAGCCGCCGCTGGCAGTGTTTCGTTTAGAGATAGTTCAGATGCAGGGGAAAGCGGCTCTACGCTTCTTCAGTTGGGCACTGTTGCTAGTGCTACTGCGGAGCGTGATGTTACAATCCCAGAACAAGGTATTGCTTTTGTAAACGGTATCTTTGTTCCATATACTGCTGGAACTACCGTCTGGACAAACATGACTGTCTTCCACGCATAGGTGCAAAACAATGTCTGTCCACGAGATAAGATCTATATCTCAAGTTGGCACAAACGAACCGTTTGAGCTACAGGTTGCTCGTGGGCAGATCCCAGGTCATAAAACTGTTTTTAAGTTTGGCTACAACGCCGCTGTTGGATCCACTAAGGAAACCATCTGGGAACAGGGCGGTTTATACGCTTATCC